TGCCGCGATCGAACCAAAAACCGTACAATTCGATTTGCTGAGCGTTGCCGGGCGGGTTTCCGTCATAATTGGACAAGAACCATCCGGCATTCTGCTGAGCGTTGTTGGTCAAGTTTCCTTGTTGGATAAATTGTCCGCTAGCGCTGACCGACGATACCGAATTTACCGGCCAGTTCTTTAGAACCATTTTGCTGTTGCCGTTACCGTCACGGATTTCCGTATAGTTTTGGGGCCAAAACCCGTACCGGTTGGTAAACGAACGAATTTGAGCGCTGGACGCGGAAATGAGGCGGCTTAGCTTGGCATCATTGGCCGTGTTGGTGACCGGCACTCCCAGCCATGCTTTAACATCGGCCAGGAGTGCTAGATCACCAAACGCCATCCGGCATTACCCTATTTCAGCCCCTTGGGGGTGGGCGTGGGGCGCGGCCCCTTAAGGGCGCTTTCCGTTTTGACCTGATCAGGGCCGATGATTTTGAACATGTGAGGGAGCGCTTGAAAATGGGGGACCATATTGTCCGCCACTTCCACGCGCCCATGCTCGTCCAATTCATATTCAATCCCTGCCACCGCCACGGTTTCCAGTGGCAAGGGATGAATTACCTGTACTCGCTGCATGGCACTCTCCTAGTTTTAGTAAACCGGCGTGCCGAGGGTTGTGTTCAGGCCAATGATCGCGCCAAAACCCGGCGTGAAATTGCAGCAGAACACTTCATCCACATACACGCCGTATTCATAGCGGCGGGTTTTGAGCGGCCACTGGATCTGGTAATAGTCCTGCCGGACCTTGGCCTCAAGAATGTTGGTAACATCCGCCAATTCGTACGGCACGTGATCCGACCAGAAAATGACATTGCCCGGCGGCAGGTACGGGTGGACTTCGATGTCCAGCGTATTGCCATAGAATTTGTTGAGGTAGGACGTAACGCGGCGGCCCGCGATGATGCGGCCCGTGTCGGCCTCGGCATCGAACAGGATGCGGAACATTGAGGACGAACCCTGCGACAACATCGTGCCCGAGAACTGCAACAAATCCTGCGCCGAAACGTAGATTTTGTCGTAGCCGATCTTGTACGTGATGTACGCGGCTTCCAAAATCGCATCAAATTCCGCGATATTGGTGCCGTTGACGGTAAGACCGGTATTCCCCGGCAGCGCCGTATAAACGAGCGAACCACCGCCCGTCAGGCCGATGTTCGTGGGCAGGCTGCCGTACGTGGACATATTGGTGCCGGGGGCCGCGCCAAACACGGAGCCGAAAATCTGGCTCAAAATGCCATCGGGCAGCAGCGTATTCAGCGAGTTGTCCTGGTATACACCGGCCACTTGCAGGTTGGTAACGGGCTGAGCGGTCGAAACCGGTGCCGATTTGAACGTGATCGTGGTGCCGGTGGTCAATGCCACCAGTTTTTCCGCGCCGGACGCCGTGCCGAGATACCAGGCGTAACCAACCGCGCCCACGGTGCCCGCCGTGGTGGCCGTGACCTGCTGGCCCAGCGTGACCGCGATGGAGGCTTCGGCGGAGGGTTTGCCCGAGCCACCGCCAAAAACGTCAACGGAACCGTCCGCATTGGTTTTGGTAACCTGGCCCGGCACGCCGCCCGTGGGGTTGGTGACGGAGTTGTACGTGGTGTAGTTCTGCACGCCAAACCCGGAGAGCGCGACGCAAATCACATACGCGGTGCCAGTTGGGATGGTGCCGCCCGTACCGGTGGTGGCCAGCACTGGGGTGGGGCACTGGCCGAGAGCGGTAGAAGCATTGCCCAAAACGAGCGTCTGCTCTTCCTGGATCATGGTCGAGCGCAGCGTGGATTGAATGGCGTTCCCCAAAGCATCCGGGGTCAAGTTTTTGCCGCCCAGACGCGCCTCGAACGTCACGCTGGATTCCAGGCCCATCGTTTTGTAGGACGCCATCTGCGGTTGCGCCAAAATGGAAATGCGCGCGCCGCGATTGCCTTCGGAAACGCCCGCCGACTGGTTGCCGACATTGACGGCAGTGACCCGGTTCCAGTGGTACGCGTTGCCGCCATCACCCGGCACGCGGGGCAGCTTGGAAATGAGCGGGATCAATTCCTTGAAAGGATACATCAGCTGAATGATGGGCGATAGATCGTACCATAGCAGGCCAGTGGCCTGGGTGATGGTGTCGGCCTTTTCCATCTTGGACTTGATGCCCTTGACGAAATCGTCATCCTTAAGTAACGACTGGATGATTTCGTTGCTGATCTTCATGTCGGTATATTCCTTACTTCAAGTATGTTGCAGACCGTGGCCTCGTTGATTTGCGGCTTATTTGCGGCTTATTTGCGGCCCGCGCCCGCTGCTCCCTTGAAATTGGGATCAAATGCCGGATTGGCACCACCCAGCCCGATAATATTGGCGATGCCTTTGCCCACGGCGGTTTTCGCCTGATTTTCGTCGATGGGCGTCAAATTGACGCCCTTGAAAATCGCGGCTTGGCGCTCATCGACATCATTGGCGTTGCCGCCCTTACCATTGGGGCCGCCGAAATCGAACGTTTTGGCTTTGAACGGACCCGCCGGTAGGTGGGAAGTCGCGGCCTGTTGGCCCTTGAGAAACGCGATCTCAACCTGCGCGTCCATATATGCCTTGACCAGCTGGGGGTTTGCCCCTTTGCCGCCCAAATGGGCAAAAATACCCTCTTCACCGGAAGTGTCGCCCACTCCCGTGGGGCTGCCGGTGCGCCCAATGCCATCCCAGCCATCCGCCTCGACATCCTCGCCGCTGCCTTCGTTGCGGCTTTCCGGATCCGCCGCTTTCACCATCTTGTCCATATGGTGCGCGGCCAGCTCGTGCCTGTCGCCCATGTCCATCAGCGCGCCAGTGCACTTGTGGATGTGATCCATAAGATCGTCATTCTTGAACAGCGTGACGCCTGCCGCTTTGGCCGCTTTGTGGGCTTCCATCACTGCTTCCTTGATGGCCTTCATGGCGCGGGTGGCTTCGCCATGGCACTCAACGGCCTTACCCATATTCGCCGCGCATTTACCCATGTGCTCTTTGAATGCCGCCGAAAAGCGCTTGGTGGTCGTTGCTTGGGTGCTCATAGCTAGTTCTGCTCCTGTCCATTGACGATAGAGGATATCCTCTTCATCGGTTAAATTTGTAGCCTCTTCGCCCTCGTGTGTCGCCACTTCCGCCATTAGGCCCGCTAGGGTGATGGCTAGCTCGCCCGCGCGCACGGAAAATTCTTTATCTTTCGGGTCATCCTCAATCTCGGATTCCAGGCTCAGCTGGCGTTGAACCGATCGTAAACTTTCGAACGCCGTTGTAAGTTCATATAATTCGGCCATGCCCTTCGTAGTGCCGGGGCTGACCGATTTTTCAGCCTCGGGCGGGCCTTTCTCGTCGATTTTGGACTTCCACGCCGCCTCAATTTTGGATTTGATCGCTGCCACTTGTTCAGCCGTGTATGGCTTCTGGTTCTCGGGCTTGTGTATATACGACCACGCGGCGCGTATGTGTTCCTCGGTATTCACCGGGTAGCGGTGCTTGCCATCCGGCTGGTGGCCGGGGTCCGCGTATTCAACCTCGCCGTATGGTTTCAAATCCGCGCCCGCTTCGAGGGGTTCCAGATGCCGCGCCCATTCATGCGCGTGAAACGGATTTTTGCCCGTCCCGCCGCTCTCATTGTCAACCGGCGCTTGCGTGATTTCGCCCTGGGCGGAGGACAGTTCGTCAGTTTTGCCCGCCTGGTGGTCAACCGGCGCGTCATGAATGGCGCCGAATTCGGGCGTCGAAAGAGCGGTCTCACCCTTGAGAAATTTCACGAATTTGCGAAACCACGAGGCTTCCTCGGCGGTCAACGTGTCATCTGCCCCGGAGACTTTTTGCAGGGCGATGCCAGTGATCTGTTTACCGTTCACCGGCACACCATCTTTGTACATCTTCACTACCTCAAACCGGCAATCGGGGTTCGCGGGGCGATCAACCAGCGAGATTTCCAGTAGTTCCAGCGCGGTGATACGGTTTTTAACTTTGCTGATTACGTTCCCACCGATTGAGAATCCCTTCAAAGTCCCGTCCAATACCTTTTCCCAGCAGTCCTGCGCCCCCTTGGAAATATACGCGGTCAAAAGCAAGCCCTTGTCGTCAACCTGGGCCTCTTTCGCCGTGCCTACGGCCTTCGCATTGTGCATCTCTCTGACGTTGGCCCACTCTAAATACCCGGGCAGTGCTGCCTTAATGGCCTTAAGATCAACGATCTCGTCATCGCTGTCCACTGTCGGGGTGGAGGCATAACCAGTGACAAGGCGCTTTTCCTTGTCAACTTTGGTGATCTCCATATATTTCGAAAAAGCTGTCAAATTATTCTCCTGTCGCTAATATAGCACGGATGAACGAAGCGTGACAAGTTAGTAATATTAAACCTGTTCTCTATGGTGGGCGTCAGTAGCCTCGGCGCTGTCATCGGGTTTTGGTTTGCTAGTTTCGTCGGGCTGCTGATTGCCCGGTCCACCCCCCGGATTAGCCAGCGCTGCCGCTGCCCCTGCCCGTATCGCGTCTTTCAACGTCAATACGCCATTGTTGGTGTATATTAGGATATCATCGCCGCCATCCACAGGCAGCGCGCCAATTTCGTCTCTCAATTCATTAATCGTGCGAATACCGGCCTTGACGTCCATATTGCGGATTTGGGCGCGCTTCAATTCGTCAACCGCTTGTTCCGGTTTCCAGACCATTTGAACGTCTTCATAGCCGTGGCCAACCAGCGGGTCCTGAATGATACGATTTACAATATCATCCTTGAACCAACTCATCAAAATTTGTTGGCCTTCCTGCTGAGACGTCTCCTGAGCAGTCTGAGCGGTGGCACGGTTCATTTCGCGCACGAATGGCTGCGGGGATACCGAAAAAATAAAACACGCCAGGCGTATCAAAAATTCGTCGCGCCCCCCGTACAGCGCTTCACCCGATGAATTTTTGACATCATACGGTTTCATACCGTCTGGCACAAAACGCACCTTGGATTTTTGACTAAGGTTGCCAGCCAATTCCGCGTCAAAATGGGCCTGAAACGTGGCGATTTGCCGGACTGACCACTCCTTGGGGACGGTCA